CTGTTGGAAAGATACCATACAGGCATCTTCCCATCTCCGCACGCACACATAAGTGTGCCCCTGTCATTAAAGTATGACAGGTACCTTCCGCCTCCTGATGTTAAGGGAGACGTTTCTACCAGAGTTGATGAGGTGCAAGACATCTTGGAAGGGGAGTTTCCCCTTCTTCGAGAAATGCTTCATCAGTGCGCCATGTTCATTAAGCGAGTTAAAACCCGCTTTAGGAACGATAACCATAGCCTTTACCAAAGGTATCTGGAGATCGTTACACATTGAGTCAACCGAAGGCTGACCTAATGTGTGGGCGACAAGCGCACCCGTATCAGGATGTCCATCAGGGAAGGGAATTAACCTTCTTATGACGGTATCCAAATATTTACAGGTAGTGTAATAGCCAGCATCGAAAAGCTGGTTTCTTAAACTAACAGTAGATATGATATCGGAAGTCTGGTCGATGTTCGTAGGGAAAACTCTTCGGACTTTGGTGTATGATACATCAAATCCGGCGAAGTAATCTTTACCACAAGACTCTCTGAACTTCCCAGTCCAGAAAGACTTATTGGCATTGACCTTGAGACCAAAGGCCTCAAGTTCATTACGAACATCTTTTTGATAGACAGTTGGGCATATGATGTCATCACCATATGTCCTAACTTTACCTTTATAGCGCAAAATATTTCTGCGTGTAGGGGTAAGGCCGTCAGCCTTGAGGCAACCTACTAGAATCAATGAAATAAAAACCATTGACTCTATTGGGAAGCACAAGGCCGAACCCATAGATGCAAACTTCCTGAGATCCGAATGGATCTCGCCTGAAGGAAGTTTCGCGCTAGTCGTTCGACAACTATCAACAGCTCCCGCAACATGCGGAAACCTAGATAAGAGTCTTTTGACTAATGCGTACGACACCCGGTCACTAGCTTCGCTCAAGTCGAGCGTAGCAAGTTCCCCATTAAGGGATCCTAGTTTAGCCATATCCTGGTTAGGGATTTGACTAGACCAAGAAAGAAAAGATCGCAAGACGGAATCTCCGTCAATCGAATCTGTAAGCTGTGACAATAATGCTTGTTGAGCATATTGCATAGCTGTAGGTTCAATTGCGATAATTCTGGGTGTTTTAAGCGTCTTAGGAACAAGAGTTATCTTAACAGGTAACTCTTGTCCAGGTTCGACGATCTCAACGTCCTCGTAATGCTGATACCAGCCATGGTTGGGGAACAAGTATTCCTCGAAAGGAAAAAAACTCGTTCAACCGAGATGGCCAGATATTTTGCATCCACTTCTGATTGCCCTTAAGGCGATCAGCAGTGGCACCGGGACCGTGTTTTGCAGGCAAATGTTCTCCGACCCAGATCTTTCGATCCAGTTCAGAGAGCATTTCTGCAAATAACACAGAGAAGACAGATTCTACAAAAGTAGTATCCGTCAATGGGAAGACAAAGTCTTCCCATTCCTTGAGATCGTACTCACACTCGAGGTACTTATCAATCGCAGCAAGGTTCCTCTTCTCACTTGTGGGAAGGAGAACCTTTTGGAAACACCCGGTTATTTGTCGGATGCTTCTAATTGCTTCAATCGATGGTTCGTCGAGGACGGCACCATTCGGGCTGAACACCTGATCTAGGAAACCTCGTAGAAACACGGGGAGACCACCTTTTCCAGTCGCAAAACTAGAATCGGCAGAGATCCATGTACCGGAGTCGAGGGAAACCTCGAAGTTATTCCGGAACGATCCGAGGGTTATCGTCAGAAACGAAAAACCCTCATGTTCAGTCCTACGCGAGATTGTTTTCCAATCTTGCGTGGTGTCTATATTACATCTGTTACTGCATTCCGCAAGTAACACCTGAAAGAAAGACATCAGGCTTTTCACTGTCACTCCTTATATAAGGGGCTAGCAGATCCTTAGCCTTATGTCCCGTTGATCTCGAATGAAACGCGCTTAGCGATGACGAGCGGAAGCTCGTCGTCGCGTAACGATGTTCAGAGTGAACATCACAAGCACGCCGATCAGCACAACAGTGCCGATGGCAAGTCCCAGCAAGAAGAATACCAGATCCATGATCTAGTGTTCACCTGCGAGGACGCGCTTGAGAATCGCGTTCGTTGCTGCCGTAAGCTGGGCGTTAAGCCCGACGTAGGCATCGATCTTTTCCTGCTCGGTGTATCCCCAAGTGGGGAACTCGAACACGAACTGGACCGAAGCGGGGATGACCTTGTTCACAGCTGTGAACGGGTCAGCCGCTACCTTACTGAGGTCGATTCGAACCAGGGTACGACGCTTCTGCGAAGTGACCTGGTGCGAAACAGTCTCAGTAATTTTGCCATCTGCCGAAATGTACACGCTCTTCAGACCATCATCGATGATCCGGGGGAGCGGGGACGTAGCGGCGGCAATGGTAAGGGACAACGGATCGTTGAGAGCCATAAGGCATCAACCTTTCAAGGATTATATAGAGTGGGTTTTGCACCTCCTTTATAGAAACGAAGTGCGCGCAAGGTTGGCTACTTGCGAGAACCTAAGCCATTAGTGGCTAGGGCTCCCAGGATTGAAACTTGAAACGGATTTAGGTCCGAATCTTTCAATCCGAAACCATATGGGTTGGCACGTCTTCGCGTCTTTCGTACATAACGTACTTGAGACGAGAATACTCGACCATCGCTTGCGCGATGAGTCGTTGTAGTCGAACGAACTTGTTCGACCATAACGTAACCATAATTCATAACGAGCCCAAGGTTATCAAAAGCGTGGCGATTGTCTAAAACATCGCCAACATTGACAAACCAGTCGATGAGCCAGCTAAAGGGAGTAAGCTCCCACCAGAGTCCGTTTGAAATATTCGCATCTGACATACCCAAAAGGTAGTTAGATACGACTTTCTCAATTGGAACCTGTTCTCTGTTTCCTATCGTGTCAAAGAAATCGCGTACCTGAGAAGGTATACGAAGTTTTTCCACATAATAAACAAAAGAACCGGAAAACCACGAATTCGTGGTATCCCGAGTGGTACTCTCCATGCGCACGCCCCCCTTCAGAAAGTACTCTGCAGAGTTGGTGACGGAATATCCGTCATCACCGCCAAGAGGCAGCCTCGTTAGAGGTTTCAGGAAATCGCCTGACCCATTCACAGTTGTGAGTGTGGGATAGATGACTTCAAGAGGGGGGTTAGCACGCTTGCGGACAATTTGGTTGCCCGAATCTTTGATGAGTTGTTCAGTAAGATCAGAGATCTTACTGGTTAGGCGCATCAAGGTGTCAATCTCCTTGAGCAATGGTGTAACCCCAAACATGAGGTTAAGATAATCAGAGCCAACGGCTTTGATCCTATCTCGCTTCCCAATGGAAGCGGGATCACTAATGGACTTGAGAACCGAAGAGGGTAAAACCTCTCTGAGAATCTCAATGACCGCCTGCAAAACATCAGACTGGCTGGATAGGGGCGAGGCGCGACTGACAAAGTTGCTGCCAAGAGTGGTAATCGAACCGAAGGGGAGGGGCTTAGGAGCCCAACCTCTCAGTTCACCACTCGCGGCTGAAGCCTCAGGACCTATCCTTGGTGCTGGAATGTAAGGACCCGTATAAACTGCACGGGACCCCGGGAACTCGAGATGAACGTTTGGGGAGTCTATTAAAATAGACCCCTTAAGCGAATCAAAATCGTGCCCCGTATCACCCAGCAATCGTCCCCCAGGAGATAAACTCTCCGGTTGGACGAGAGCGCCCTCATTGAGGGCGTTCCGGAAACCAGCGCCACTTCTAAAAGAAGTGACGGATCTCCGACCCTGCAGATAGACAGTCTCACGACGATCAACCAGACCGGTTGACCGAGTAAAGATTGTCACTGCAGAATTCTGAAGCCCCTTCGAAAGAAGGGGACTCCAAGAATTCTGCGTCAGCATGCCGGACATATTGCGCTCCATATGGTGGATAGAAAATAGCTACCAGGTAGTGCACTGCAACCAAGGTAACAGAAGGGTAAAATTCCCAATGTATAGACACTGGGGAGGCGAGTT